TGATGCGGTTGTTGCTCTTGTTGCTCTTGCTGCAATTCTTCGGCTACAATCTCAACAGAATTTAGAATCTTTATTTTGGAATTTAAACTTTTTGTTTGTTTGCATTTTTTCTCTTTTCTCTCTTGACTCCATTCTAAAAACTTTTCACATTCTGATTCGTCATAATAAAACAGCAGTCCATTCTTGTCTTTAAAAAACTCATTCTTCATCAAATACTCTTGGTCGTCAAATATATTCACGATGAAATCTTTCTGAATCGCCAAATACGAACCATAAAAATCAATGCCGTGTATAAAATCATGAGCATGCAACAGCTGGCTCGATAAATACGAGAAAAATCCGTCAACATACGCGGAATTATTCGGGTCCAAAATCTTTGAATGACAATAATTACTTTCTTTCTCTTTATCTTTATCAGAACTTTTATCAGAACTTTTATCAGAACTTTTATCGTGGCTGGAATTAGTAGGAATCGGCAAAGAATGCAATTCAGGAAGATGGAGCAGCGCTTCATTTTGCGTATCATAGTTGCCTGCTAAATATTTTATCGGATCCAAAAGCGGAGAGAATTTGAAAAATACAGGAACGTCGACGACGGTATCATCATCCCGTTTTTTAACACTTGCATTCGCAATATTTTTAAAATGGCGATCATCTTGTTCTTGTTCTTCAGAACCAGAACCACTATAAACAATCGACTGCACGCTGTATGTTTGGTTCAAATTAATGGAATTATAGTTTGTGTCGTTCAAAGAAAAAAATGTGGAATACAATGGAATGAAATTCTGACAATGAGAAAGTCCCATGCGCGTTTCTTCTAAATTTTTAAGAAGATTCTCGTTTCTTGGCTTTTGATAATAGAGCTCAAATGCATTCTTTATACAGGACATATTCTAGAGAGATTGAGAGAAAATACTTTAATTATGAAATAAAATAAAACAGTTATTACTTGAAAATAAAAATTATAAAATAAATTAATATTGTCTATACATAGAAAAATACAAGTATTTAAACTTATTTTTCATAAGAATATTTCTTTTTTATAGTTAGTTACTCTTATATTATTATATTATACATATTAAAAAAATGTCGCCTTGTATCGATCCTTATCGTCCATCTTTGTTCTCTCGCTAAGAAAATCAAAATACTTTTTAGCTAAATGATACTCCTTTGGTTTTTTATTTCGCAACACTTCTAATCGGACCTTCATAATCATTCCCACCTGCCATATGCGCTTATGTGTATATTTTTTATCCTTATAAAGCCGCTCCAATTTGCGAATTGTCGTCTTTACATCGTCCACCGTTGTATACTTTATATGTATCGTATCCCTCGGATTTTTATCAATATACACATCAAATGATTTTTTAGGATCATCCGGATTGTATAAAAACCTCTTCCTTGTTTTACTATTTTTACAATTTTTACCATTTCTATATTTTTTTGTTGACATTGTTTTGTCTTATTTTATCTTATTTATCTTATATATATTATATTTTATTAATTGTATTAAAAAAATGAGTTTAAATTAACCAAATATATTGTTTCATTATATCATACATATCTATAATTGTATTTAATTTATTCGCATTTTATATTTATTATTATTCTCTCTTCTCTCTCTAACAAATATAAATCCAAATGAATTTAGAATTAGGAAAATTCGATATGCGCTCCATCAGCTTTAGACCCGACGAAAATAAAGGTCCCGTTATCGTCCTCATCGGTCGGCGTGATACCGGTAAAAGTTTTTTAGTAAAAGACCTCATGTATTACCACCAAGACATACCCATCGGAACCGTCATCTCAGGAACAGAAGCAGGAAACGGATTCTTCGGAGAACACGTGCCGAAACTTTTTATCCATGACGCATACAATACCGCCATCATTGAAAATATCCTGAAACGACAAAAAGCAGTAATAAAACAAGTCAAAAAAGAAATGGAATCATACAAACGGACCACCATAGACCCCCGAACCTTTGTCGTTCTCGACGATTGCTTGTTCGATAATAAATGGACCCGCGACACTATGATGCGCCTCCTATTTATGAACGGCCGTCATTGGAAGATTATGCTGGTCATCACAATGCAATATCCTTTAGGCATTCCGCCAAATTTGAGAACCAATATTGATTACGTATTTATCCTGCGAGAGCCGTATATTGGTAATCGAAAACGTATCTATGAAAATTATGCGGGTATGTTTCCGACATTTGAGTCATTTTGTCAGGTGATGGATCAATGCACTGAAAACTTCGAGTGTTTGGTGATAAACAATAATGCCAAGTCGAATAAGCTACAGGACCAAATTTTCTGGTACAAGGCGCAACAGCACGGGCCGTTTAAACTCGGTAGTAAAGAATTCTGGGAGATGAGCAAGGATTTAAATTCTGATGATGAAGAGGAGTCATATGACCCGAAAAACATCAACAAAAAGGGTTCAGGGCCTAAAATTAACGTGAGAAAAAATAAATGGTAATAGGATTTGCTTTTGTTTTTAAAAGCAAAAGCAAAATTGCTCATCCGAGCGAAAGAGAAAACAAAGGGAGTACATACTATGTACATCAACTGTTAGTTAAAATAATTAAATATAAATTGAAAAATTAATATAAAGACAAAAGGTTGTTAATCGTATATAAACACCCTATCAATATGGATATAGTAAGAGCATTCAACTCAAACGATCTGCATACAGAAATCGTTATAAAAGGAACAGTAAACGACCCACTCTTTCGAGCAAGCGACGTTGGAGTGGTTCTTGAAATTAGTAATATAAGAACATCAATTATGGATTTTGATGAATCTGAGAAGGTAGTTCATAGTATGAACACCCTTGGTGGCAATCAAGATATAACATTTTTAACAGAAAAAGGATTATATAAAGTGCTGTTTCGTTCGAGGAAGCCGATAGCCCAAAAATTTCAAAATTGGGTTTGTGATGTGATAAAAGAAATTAGAGTTACGGGTATTTACAATATGCAAAAAGAAATCGATAAAAAACAAGAAGAGCTAGCATCCCTTGAAACCACCAAAGAAAAAGAAAAAAGTCGCGCGGTTGAACAAGTGATTATTGCACAATTTCCGCAGAATACCGAGTGCGTTTATTTCGGGACAATTGGCAACACGAACGAAAAAGGAGAAAAGTTGATAAAGTTTGGCATTTCGAATGATTTATCGAATCGAGTGTTGGACCACCGCAAAAAGTATATAAATTTTAGATTGGTATCTGCATACCGCGTGCAAAACAAGACCGAGATTGAGAATCTCATGAAGAAGCACACAAAAATTCAAAAACATTTACGCATGATTCGAGTGAATGATAAATGCAAAACTGAAATCGTTGCATATGATGAAGTGAATTTGACGATTGATAAATTGAAAAAATACATTCAAGACATTATTGATTCGAGAAAATTATGCATTGAAAACTTCACAAAAATGGAGAATGAGATCAAAACGCTGCGTAGCCAAAATGATACTTTATTGACAGATTTTGAATTGATGACGGGAAATTATAATAAAGCTAAAATTGAAATCGATAAACTTCAAGAAATGGTTAAAAAACAAAAAGCGGTCATTGAATCATTCCGTAAAGAAGAAAATGACAACACGGTTTTCCCGGAACCCGAAATAAACGAGGAAGCGATGAATGATGCAGCGACTACAAGTGCTGAATTCACGGCAATGTTTAACGAGTTTGTTTCCGCTGAATGCATTGTTCGTTCGGACGTATATGAATCGTCGGTTCAGTTGGAAGGACGATTTCGCCTTTGGAGACAAACAAAACCCAGAAAAGAAATATTCCACGCTTTCAAGGATTATATGGATACGCGATTTAAGCCGAAGCGCATGACGATCAATAAACAAAATGCGCATTGTTACATTGGAATTAAATTGAGAGAAGCAGAGTATAAAAAGAAATTCGCGACTGTCGATGCGCCACCAGTTGAAACATTTCTGTTTCAAATGTGCAAGTTTTCAGATACTGGCAAAATTCTTAATTCTGTATTGTTGAGAGAATATAAAAAATGGAAACAGTCCGTGAATCGCGCATGCGCACCTGATGAAGTCGAATTGAAGGAACTCAAAGGATATTTGAATGCGTGTCCGTATGCGCTGAAAGCGACCGTGTGGACAGAGCATGGAGTCAATGAAGGATATTACGGGTTATCGCTTATGGAAGATTATATCAAACAAACGGAACAAGTTCAAAAATCGAACAAAAATACAACCGGAAAAGTCGTAGAAAAACGCGAAATCAAAACCAACGAGCTTATTGGAACATGGGACAGTATTGCAGACGCGGCGATTTCAGAGAATGTATGTGCTGCAAAAATTAGCAGATACATTCGTGATAAAAAACAAATTGGCGACTATCATTTTGTTATCAAGTGTTAAACAACAGCCACAACAACAGCCGTCACAATAAAGTGCGCTTTCGCCCCCCTAAATAACACTGAATATTTAAAACGTAATTCAAAAATTTTTAATTTATATTTTTATACTAAATATAAATTGAATTTGAATATTATTGTATAATACGATATAATACGATATTAATACTCCGGCACATGTCGTTTGAACAGACAACCGTGGGAAGTGATTCCGTGGACTTCGCGAATAACTGCCGCGTCTTGAAACGAGCAATTTGCGAGCCACACCTTTATAATACAAAAATTCTTTTTTGGAGAAATCGTGATTCCGTTGATGTGCGGCAACAATTTCTTATTATCGGACATGGTCTCTCCAACCAGCGAATACGATAGCTGTTTCCACGCGTCAGGCACGTCCTTATTTGGAATCTTGTATGAAAAACAACCGCCGTTTCTGTTTCGTTCATCCTCCCAAATCGGATTGATACCCTTTCGCATCAAAAACAGCATACAGTTGGTGACCAAAACAGGCGGCAGCGTTTCCGTGATTGTGATGGCTTGTTCAACGGTATTAAATTCATAAATCTTCATATAGCTTTTCAAGCTCCAATCGGTATCGTGAGGCAAATGCGCCCAAAGAATCCATGAATCCGATAGGTCGTGCAATATTGAATTTGCTGAAACAACAACATCTTTCGATTCCGAATCGGAACTTTTTTTGAAAATATTTGTATTACTATTTTCAGAATGGGCTGTTTTGACAGTGGTCATATTTTTATTATTGGCGCTAGTGGTGGTAGTAGTATTATTTTGTGTGCGGCGTTTAGTTCCTCTCTCTGTCAACGTTGTTTGAATTACTTCGAACGATGCCATAATAACTTTAATAATATAATATATTTATATTGATTTTTAAATTAATTAATATAAATATTATAAATATAATTTATATTAGAATTTGTGGAACATTGTAAATTAAAGCACTATAAAAACATACATATAATGTTTGAAAAATTATACCAGTTTTATGATTTTTATTCATGTTTTGCATTTACCTACTTTATTAATGTTTTTTTCCATTATGTAATTGATATATCATATTACGATATAAGCAGTTTATAT